CAAGATTATCAAGCATTGCTTGATGCGAATATCACTGTCCCCTTGCTCAAAGCCGATTTCCAAGCCACTGCCGCGTCACGCACGAAAATTGATGCGTGTATCAATCGTTTGACCAACGGCTGGAAACCAGCAGTTGGCGCAGACCAGTGGCTTGATGCTGCTAATGCACCACACCCTATGACGCTCGTCAATATGAATGCGATTGCCAATGCGATTGCTACGCGTGAAGCTGATTTGTTTGCTCGTTTTCAATATGCGAAGGCTTCGATTGCAGCAGCCGCCACCGTCGCCGCTGTGCAAAAGGTCGTGCTTTAATGCGTGCCTTTGCACTCATGCTTCTTGCTGCGCTCATCATGCTGCTGCTGGGCTTGCCATTGTTGTTGGGGCAAGCAGTGCGGCATCTTGCGATGTGCAAGCCGTTGTCTGGGCTTTGGTGGACGACGGCGATTGGGCTTGACCAGCTCGGCGGCTCCATTCTGTACGGTGAGCCTGATTGGACGGTTTCGAGCCGCACTTATTGGCTGGCTCGCAAAGGCAATTGCCATGCCTTCTATTTTGAGCAGTTCATCAATTTCTTCTTTGGCAAAGACCATTGTAAAAACAGCTATCAACACGAATTTGGAATAAAAAAAGGAGCTTAATTATGCCGCAATATCTTCATGGCGTTCAAGTCGTCGAAAAAACCAATGCCACGCGAGCGATTCGCACCATCAATACAGGCATCATCGGCATTGTGGGCACTGCCCCTGATGCTGCCCCTGCCACCGCTGCCACGGCAAGCACAGGCACGGTCGCTGCCAACAATGGCATCACCTACACCGCACCGCTGGGCGCAGCAGGCAACGGCGTTCGCATCGCTTTGGTGCATCCGCAAGCCAACAGTGCTGCATTGTCTATCACGGTGCTGAATGGTGTGATTACCGTGTCTTTGGCGAGCAATGCGGCGGGTGTGATTACAACAACAGCGGCTCAGGTGATTGCTGCCATCAATGCCCATCCTCAAGCTTCTCCTTTGCTCACTGCGAGCAACACGGGCGCATCTACAGGTGTCGGCGTTGTTCCCGTCACGGTGAAACAGGTGCCATTGGTTGGTGGCTCTGATGAACCCTTCCCACTGGATACGCCTGTGTTGGTAGTTGGCGACAAAGCCCAGGCGGCGAAGCTGGATGCAACAGGCAATGGTTTGGGGACTTTACCCATGAGCATGACGGCGATTTTTGAACAGATTGCCCCGATTATGGTGGTGATTCGTGTGGCAGAGGGTGCAAATGCTGCGGCAACGCAATCCAACATCATCGGAACCGTCACTGCGGCGGGTATTTCCACTGGTATGCAAGCCTTGTTGACTGCCAAATCGAAGCTTGGCGTGCAACCACGCATTTTGGGCGCACCAGGCTGGACATCTTTTCAACCTGTTGCCGCTGCTATGGATGCCATCACTGCCGATTTGAAAGCCTTTGCTTATTATGATTTGGCAAGTGCAGATGTGCCTACGGCATTGACCGACCGTGCTGCCTACGGCAACAAACGCTGCATGCTTTTGTTCCCAGGCTTTGAAATTTGGGACACGGCGACCAACAGCCTTGTGCAACAGCCTGCCTCTGCACGCGCGATGGGATTGCGTGCGAAGCTCGATAACGATGTGGGTTGGCATAAAACCTTGTCGAACATTCCAGTCAACGGCGTATCAGGCATGACCAAACCTGTGAGCTGGGGGCTGCAAAATGCCAACTCACAAGCCAATCTCCTCAATGCCAATGAAATCACCACCATCATCGAGCAAAACGGCTACCGCTTTTGGGGTTCACGCACACCTTCGGCAGACCCTGTGTTTGCGTTTGAATCCACCGTGCGTACAGGCGATGTGTTGGCGGATTCGATTGCCTCCGCGCATCTGTGGGCGATGGATAAACCGATGAGTAGCGTGTTGTTTGATGAGATTGTGGAGGGTATCAATGCCAAGTTCCGCGAACTCAAAGCTTCGGGTTATATCGTTGATGCCAAGGCATGGCTAAACCCTGATTTGAACACCGCCACATCGATGAGCGCGGGTCAATTATGGATTGATTATGATTACACGGCTGTGCCACCGCTCGAACAGCTTGGTTTCAATGCCACCGTCACCAACACTTATATGATTGAATTATTGCCAAAACCATAAGGAGCTATCATGAAAACATATCGCGCTATGCGACCTGCATACATCAACAACACGCATTTGAATCACGGCGACACCATCGCCCTGTACCCCCGCGCCGCTCAGTTTCTGTTGGCGGATGGCACGCTTGAAGAAGTAAAATCCAGCAAGAAGAAGGGAGCTTAGCCCATGGCTATTGAAAACATTCTCAAAAATCTCAATTTGTTTGTCGATGGTCGCGGCTTTGCGGGCAAAGTGACTGAAATCGAACTTCCAAAGCTCACCATGAAAACCAACGAATACCGTGCAGGCGGCATGGATGCGCCTGTGGAAGTTGAAATGGGCATGGAAAAGCTGGAGACGACCTTCACGCTGAATGGTTATGACCCTGAAGTGCTTAAATTGTTCGGTTTGGCACCAGGCAACAGCAAATCACTCACGCTGCGCGGTACGCTCATCAATCAAGAAACAGGACTACAACAGCCGATTCTTATCAACCTGCGCGGCATGATGCGTGAGGTCGATATGGGCACTTGGAAGCCTGGCGAAGATGCCACGCTCAAGATTTCGGTTGCACTGACTTATTACAAACTCGCGCATAACGGCGTGGTTATTTATGAAATCGACCCTGCGGGCATGAAACGCATTATTAACGGTGTGGATCAACTGTTGCAAACCCGCATTCACTTAGGAGTGGCATGATGAAAACGATTGATTTGAAATATCCGATTGAGGTGGATGGTGCGCCAGTTGCGAGTTTGAAGCTTCGGCGTGTGACCGTGGGTGATTTGGAGCTGATGAATCGGGAAAAAGATGAATTGGCAAAGTCCATTCGTCTGCTTTCCATGATTGGTGAGATTGCGCCTGATGATGTGCGGCGGCTGGATGCCCATGATTTCAAGCAAGCCAGTGAAGTGGTCGCCGATTTTTTGGATTGACGCTGGAGATGCTGCGCCCATTGATTGCCAAATTGGGCGCGGCATACCACTGGCAGCCTTCTGAAATTAAGGGTTTGGCATTCTATGAAGCCTTGGCTTATGTGGATGAAGCTTTTGCGTTGGGCTTGTTGGAAAAGAAAGGTTAATAAGGGCTGTAGTCATTTTTATTGTTGGCGGTGGCTTCACCCAATGCCAATAAACCGCTCGTGATTCGCAACACCAAAAAAACGGGTGTAAAAACACATACGGCAATCAGCCAATGCTCCCATTTTAGTGGGTCTGCAAGAATAATCAGTACGGGTAGTATGGAAGATATGAACAGCGACATGAAAGACACGATAGCATAAAGGGGGCTGATATGTCAAAACTTGACCTAAGCATCTTGATCCAAGCCATTGATAAATTCTCTGCACCCGCGCAAAAAATCGCAGGCATGAGTGATAAAATGAGCAAGTCTATGCTTGCGGGTCAAAAAGAACTGATGGCACTGGGTAAGCAGCAATCAGGCATTGCGATGTTTAAGAAATTGGCAGTTCAGGTGCGGCAATCAGGCATTGCGATGCGTGATGCTCAAGCGAATGTTGCCAAGCTCGGCAAAGCTATTTCGGCAACATCAAACCCCAGCAAAACCATGTTGCGCGAGTTTGAACTTGCCAAGAAAAAATCAGCTCGTTTATCCCAATCTTATCAAAACCAAAAAGCACGATTGAAAGATTTGCGCGGCGAATTGCGCGATGCAGGTATTGCATCAGGTGAGATGGCCGCGGCTGAACGCTCGCTTGGGGCTAAAATCGACGCAACTACCAAGAAAATGCAGCACCAATCTATGGTTGCTGAAAAACATGCCGCTATTGAACAAAAACTTGCGTCAAAATTGCAAAAGGCTGCCAACATCTCATTTATTGCCCAATCGGTCGGTGGCATGGGTCGCAGCATGGCGGATGCGCTGAAATCACCTTTGGATGCCGCCATTGGTTTTGAGTCCACCATGGCGGATGTGAAGAAGGTGGTGAACTTCACATCACCACAAGCCTTCAAAAAAATGCACGATGATATTTTAAACATGAGCACGGTGATTCCATTGTCGGCGCAAGGCATTGGCGACATTGTGGCAGCAGCAGGGCAAGCAGGGATTGCACAAAATCAACTGATGAGCTTTGCCGCATCGGCTGCAAAAATGGGTGTGGCGTTTGATTTGAGTGGGGCGCAGGCAGGCGAGATTATGGCATCGTGGCGTTCTGGCTTGGGTTTGACGCAGAAAGAAACCGTGGATTTGGCAGATTCCGTCAACTTCCTATCCAACCACATGAACGCCAAAGCGAACGACCTTTCCAATGTAATTCAGCGCGTGGGTGCTGTGGCAAAAGCCGCAGGACTAAGCAATGAGGAAATGGCGAGCCTTGGAGCAACGATGCTATCTTCAGGTGCAGAGCCTGAAATGGCAGCAACAGGTATGAAAAACCTTGTCCTGACGCTGACTGCGGGTACAGCGGCAAGCAGTACGCAGCGGAAAGCGTTGCAAGCACTGGGCTTCGATGCCAGCGCGATGGCGGGGCGAATGCAGCGTGATGCCAAAGGCGCGATTGTGGATGTGTTTCAAGCCATGGCGCAGTTGGACAAAGCCAAGCAACCTGCTGTGTTGAAGCAACTCTTTGGTTTGGAAAGCATAGGCACGATTGCCCCAATTTTGAGCAATCTGAAATTGGTGCAACAGTCTTTTGATTACACCTCCAACAAGGCGTTATTTGCAGGCTCGATGCAGAAGGAATATGAGATTCGGAGCAAAACAACCGCGAATGCGTTGGAACTATTTGACAGTCGTTTGTTTA